TGCTGATCTGTTCCGTCTGGAAGCCGGACAACAGTTCTTGCATGTCCGTATGCGTGTGCCCCTCCTTGCTCAGACTGGGCCACGCTTCCAACAGGCTCTGCCCGCCCGGCACGCGCACGCTGTGGGCTGTGGTTTGTGGCGCCAGCATGACAGTTGTCCCCGCCGGAATGGTGACTCCCCCGACAACAAGGGGCTTCTCCAGGGTGACGAACATGTACTGTGCCAAAATTTTCATGCTTTCCGGCATGATGCCTCCATAACAGGGCAGGGGAGTTCTCGCTCCTCCTGCCCTTTTCTGCGTGCGTCAGGCCTACACGCCGGGCACGGTATAGTCTTCCACCACCACACGCAGTTTGCCGGTGTAGGTGGTGGCATTTTCGATGCTGTCACCGAAGGCGATGCCGGTTTCACCGGTCAGTTCTTTGCCGTTGAAGACCAGGTTGCCACTGCCGGCCTTGGTGATACCGTCGAGCACGTCCTTGTTGCTGTGGTCATGGCTTTTACCGTCCAGGGCGTCGATCAGGGTCTTGAGGGCTTTGCCCTGCTCGGCGGAAAGCACCTTGTCCGCGCCGCCCGTGGTCAGGTCATTGACGATCTCGCTCTTCTTCACATGGTCGGCCACCAGGGCGTCGATGCTGTCCTTGTTCTCGTTGATGGCATTGACCAGTTCGGACAGACGGTCGATGGTACCATCGTCGGGCTCACCGGTCAGAAAATTGTTGACCGTGGTGGAAAGGCTGGAGAGGCTGCTCTGCAGGGTGGCGATGTCCCCGGTCTTCACCGCTTCGATGGCGGTATCGATCTGGCCCTGGATGCTTTCCGTGCTGGGCGCGGCAGTCATGAACTCGGCAAGGGTCTTGCCGGAGGTCTTATCGAAGACGTCCTCGCTCTTGATGCTCGCAGCGTTGCCTTCGGCGTCGAAGAAGCGGAACAGTTTCTTGGTGGTTTCAGCCATGGGTAGTCTCCTGTGTTGGGTTAGGGGTGGATGTGTATACCGCCGCTACGGCGTGTATTCTTCAATTTTTGCGACCAGGGCCGCATTGGATGGGGGCGTAGCGCCGGGTTCGACCAGGGTCACAGGGGCCACGGTCACACCGGGCGCGATCTCCACGCCTTCCGGCGGAAGCTGCGGGCCTGGTTCTATCCAGTCGGGGTCTTCCGTCACATGGCGCAGCTCAAGCTTGGTCACACGGTCGCTGAGCGTATAGAACTGCTCGGCAAGTCCGGCCACGGCCATCTGGACGGTGTAGGAATCCTCCAGTTTGCCGGCAAAGCCTTCCGCCCTGGCTGCGGCATCTTCTGCGCTGTCGCTGGCTTTTTCCGCCCTGTCAGCGCGGACGTTGGCATAGTTGGCCTGCCGTGCGGATTCTGTGGCACTGTCCGCAGCCTGTATGGCGCTTTGCGCTGCCGCAGCGGCATGTCCTTCTGCCTCGGCGGTGGCACGCTCCACGGCTTCGGTCACCACCTGCGGCGTGAGCAGATCTACGGCAGCATCTATGATGGACTGGTCCACATCGGCGGCGATCTTTTCAACGTTTTCCCGCTCTGCTTTCACAGCCTGCAAATCATTGGCAGCCGCCTGCTGTGCGGCAATGGCCTGTTCCGCTGCCAGATTGGCGTCGTCGGCACTGGCATCAGCGGCCTGGGCAGCCTTCTGGGCAGCCAGGGCGGATCCTGCGGCATGGTCGGCGCTCTTTTGTGCGGAATCCGCGGCGGCTTCTGCCCGCTGGGCGTCGGCGTTGGCACAGGCAGCAGATGTTTCCGCCCGCTGCGCGGCGTCCAGGGCATCGTCGCGGTAGCGTTCGAGGCCTTGGGCGGCATTTTCGGCCCGTTCGGCGCATTGGCAGGCCCTAGTAGCCGAATTCGCCGCGGCAGCCGCAGCACAGGAAGATTTCTTAGCTGCACTCTCCGCCCGCTCCACAAGGTTAAGGACATCCTCTTCGTATTCGGCAGCGATCTCGCGTAGTTCTTCCAGGGCGTTGTCCCTGGCGTCCGTGATGTCGTGGACAGCGTTCTGGCCGGTGTTGGTGATGCTGGCGATGGCTGTCCCCTGGGCATTACTGACGGCCCGGCTCATATCATCCAGGACTTCGCTGCTGCGTCGTTCGATGGCCTCAAGGGCAACGGCTTCTTGTTCCCGGATGCAGCGCGTGGCATCGGCCACTAGGCGGCCGGCGGTCTCTTCCACCCGCTGCGTCACAGAGGTCTCGAAGCCGCTGATGCTGTCTTCCACGCTGTCCACGAGCCTCTGTGCCCTGTCCGCCTGTGCGTTGGCGTTGCCTTCCGCAGCCTGTGCGGCCGTCTTGGCGGCCTCGGCCTGCTGCACGCTGGCCGTTACCTGTGCCAGGGTCGATGCCGCGGCCTCGGCCTGATCCCGCGCCGCCTCAGCGCTGCCGGCCGCTTGCGCGGCATAACCGGCCACTTCCTCCGGCAGCAGGGATCCCGCCGGCAGCGGCTCGCGCGGGGCCAGGTCCATGATGTCCATGAGGTTGCAGTCCGCATTGGGCACAAAGACCTTGACGCGGATGGTCCGCATGGGAGCTGTGGCGGGGACGCTGCCGCACACACCGGCCCCGGATGCCGGAAAGCTGATATGCGCGTCATAGACGCTGCCTTCGTAGCCAAGGGCATTGGGAAAAACACGCAGCACACAGCGTCCGGTCTTGTCCGTCGTTCCCGTGACCTCACGGGGGACCACAAGGCCCTGGTACTTGTCAGGGCTGCACAGCCGCATCCTGACCACGGCACCGGCACAGGCATGCCCCTGCTGGTCGTTGATCTGTGCTGTGACGTTGACGAGAGGCAGGTTGCTCATGACGATCTCCTACCGGGACATGGCCCGGATACGCGCCCGCGCCACACCTTCGTTGTATTGTTCCAGTGCCATCTGAGCTCCGGCAGCATCCGTCCAGGTGACATGCTGGCCGGACATGGCCTTGAGGCGTGCCAGCGCACCATAGGCAAGCACGTCGCCCCAGGCTTCAATGAGCTGTTCGGGCAACCGTTCGGACAGGCGGGACGGACACAGGGCCGCATCCACCACGACACTGCATTCCCGCGGCAGGACCGTCCGCAGACAAAGGTTGTTTCCTTCGACCCGATAGTCCTCCGGCAGCAGCCTGTTGCCATCCAGCCAGACGCCCAGGAGCATGACCATCCGGCTGCCGGCGGACAGCGAAAGCGGGATATCCGCTTCTCCCTGCAATCCTGTTTCTTCCAGGCGTTCTCGCCAGACAGCGGTTTGCTCGCAAAAATGCTTGGCCACAGCCTGCAGGGCATCCAGCACCATGCCGCGCGGGCAGGGAAGCACCTGCGGCAGGACCTGGCGTACGAGGATGTCCAGAGATTCCATGCGTACCATTACGCCCCTCCCACGCTGCTTTTGGCCTTGGGCCAAATGCCGTCCACCTGCGTTTTGACGCCCAGCAGGGCATTGAACTGCTGCATGTGGTAGCTGGCCTTGGTCGCATTGCTGCTTTCATTGTCCCCGGACAGGACGGAGGCCAGCATGTGGTGCACAAGGGCCTGGGCATAATCGTCAGCCACTCCCAGGGGCTGATCCGGCGTCAGGATGGTTGCCGGCGCCGTGTAGTAGGTGGCTTCCACATACACATCGGCATCGTCCGGTACAGGCGGGCACACGTAGTACACCTGGCTGTTGCTGGTCCGGTCGTAAGCAAAGTTCTCCACCCGGCAGCCAGGTCGCACGCTGTCGGTCCAGGCCATGAGTACGTCGGGCTGCGCGGAAACGATGGATGCCCCGGGGTGTTCGCCGTCCGCGCCCATGTTCCGCACAAGTCCGCAAAATCCCGTGGCATCGCGGCTGGCGCCGTGCCGCCTGCGGGAAGGAATATGCTGCAACATGCCTGGCTCCAGGCGGATGACCTCCGTCACGGCACAGCAGTCGGGGCGTTGCAGGGCCACAGCCCGCAAGGCGGCATTGAGAAAGTCGAGCAGGCCGATGCGGCCCTCTTCGGCTTCCCAAGGCCAGCGGGCGGCCATGCCCGGCTCAAGGTCCTGCAACGCACCCGACACCAGGCGGAGGACGTCAGCCGCCAGCAGCATGGCTAGGCGTCCTCCGTCTGGGCGTTCTCCGTCGGTGTCTCGACAGAAAACGAGAAGCGGTTGACATGGCGGAATACGGTCCTTTCCTGGCCGTTGGCTTCGCGCTTCACCTGCGGCACTTCCATGATGGCCAGCTTCAGCGCTTCGGCAACGGCCCTGGGGACCAGCACAGGCTCATCACGGTTGATGCGGTAGGCATAGCCGTTCACAGAGACCATCACCGGCGTGGAATCGTTGGGCTCGCTGTTGATGGTCAGCAGCACCTTTTCCTGCT